GCAGTCGGATCAACAAACTTGATTAAATTATTAATTCTTACATCACCCCCCGATGAGATGCGCATTGCTTCGGGGTGAGTGCCGTTGCTTGCTTGAGTTGCAAATGATAAAAAACAAGCCTCATCTGATGTGTTTTCTCTTCCCGATGCAATAAATCCCATTTGTGAACCCGTTCTTTCAAATCGAATGCCTACCCCATAACCCGCAGTTGTAATTGAACCGCCATCTAATCTTATTAAATTTCCGTTTGAAATATTTGCGCTGATATCTCCCGAAGAACCACTAAAAGTAGCAGCACCCCCCGAGGAGATGGATAAATCTGAAGAACCATTACCATTTACATCAATTGCAAAAGGTATTCCACTACCCGTTTCAATGGTTGCAGTTGTTGATGTTGCAATAAATCTTGCCCTCATTACATCACCTTGTTCTAAATCTAATATAGCACCATTTGTAGCGTTATTTATAGATAAGGCAGTATACCCCGTTAGGCTTGGAGGTGTTCCTCCAATACCCACATTACCCCCCGTACCCATTAAAATAAGTGGTTGGGTAGTACTATCTGTATTTATCCATGCACCGTAAGGAGAAACATTAGCAACACCCATAAGTAAATGAGCAGTTGAAGTACCCCTTATATCAACAATAGCATCAGAAGGTGTGTTTGAAGCAGCAGTACTTGTACCTAAAAGTGTCAGTTTACTTGTAGGTGTAATTCCAATACCCACATCACCCGTTGTTCCTTCAATAAACAAAGCATCCGTACTACCCGTTGTTTGAAAAGAAATATTACTATTATTTGATGCAATTAATTTATTTGTATTATAAGGTGATGATGCAGTATAAGTTCCTTTTTGAATAGTAAACATTAAGGGATTATTTGTAGCACTTGAATCTCTTAAAGATATTTCGCTAAATAAATTTAATTGCCCATTATTATCTAAATACATTCTAAGATTACCATCACCATCTGAAAGGACAATATAATTATTCAAACCATCTACAAAATTTGTGTTTGATCCTATTACTACATTTTTTGAACCCGTTGTTACATTAGAACCCGCTTGATAACCTATAAAAGTATTATATCCTCCCGATGGTGTACCCGTAGTATCTAATTGACTTCCCGAACCATAACCGACAAGAGTATTTCTTGTACTTGTACTTACATATGCTCCCGCAGTATGCCCAACGGCAACATTAAAATGCCCCGTTGTTACACTAGATAAAGCCTCAGTACCTACCGCAATACATTTTATTGCTTCAGTTACATCTTGTAAAGCAAGATATCCTATTGCTACATTGTCTGTGCCTATTGTTAAATCTTTTAAAGAATTATAACCAAAAGCTACATTTCTAGTACCCGTTGTTACTGATAATAAATTATCTAAACCAAAACCCGTATTATAATTTCCCGTAACATTAGCAGTGTTTCCTCCACCTATATTATAACTTGATGCATCTTGATCTAATGTTATTTTGTTATTAGTATCAATTTCTAATGCAGACATACCTTTAATAGTACTACCATCTGTCCAAATTGCTACTTGATTTGCAGTTGGTGTCCCACTTATACTTACATCACCCGATGCTACCTCAAAAGCATAACCACCATTACCATCGGCAGTTAAAACGTTTCCATCAACTGCACTTGTTATACCCGATATAGCACTTGTACCATTACCTAATAAAATACCCGTTAATGTTGTTGCTCCCGTACCTCCTTTACTAACTCCTACCGTACCTAGTGATATTTGATTTGCACTAAGATTTAAAGGAGACACCGCACTAGTTATTGCATTATCATCAATAAAAGAATATGTACCATTACCATCTGTAGATAAAATTTGCCCTACACTTCCATCTGTAATTGCCGTTACTACATTAGTTGTGTCACCTAAAATAATACCCGTTGGTAAATTTGGCATTGCATTTGTCCTAAATGCTCCTAGCACCGTTAATGCTCCTCCATTACCTCCCTTAATTACTTTACCTATCTTTTGTATTAAATTAGCCTCTCCCGTTGGTGCAGTATCAACCAATCCACCCGCAGTTGTGGAACTTACAAATAATTCATCACCCGTTGAAAATCCCGTTAAATCTACTCCCGTTAACTCACCACTAGTTATACATTCACCTTCATCGTTAATATTGTTGAGGCTTTCTTTCATTATACCAAGAGCGGGCATTGTTGTGCTACTATCTGCTTTTGCCTTACTCACTTCGGGATTATCACCCGTACCTCCACTTATATATACAACATCACCTTTTGACAATACTTCTGCTGCTTTTACTTTTTGGAGTAAAGCACCATTTATATCACCGTTAAATTGAGCAGTTGTGGTTATATCAGCACTACTAGATATAGCAATTGTAGTTGTGTTGCCTTGTGTTAATACCTCTTCTAAAGTTTGATTATCACTACTTGTTATCCAACTTAATGTACCATTAGCATCTGTACTTAAAACTTGTCCACTAACCGTACCATCAGCACTAGGAAATGTGTAAGCATTGTAAAAGTTAATTGATGAGGTAGATAAATATAACGGCAATGCGTTACCTCCACCATCAGAAATTTGGACAAAACTTGATGATATAGCACCATTACCGATAGATTTTAATAACCCTAAATAACTATCCTTTATTTTATTTCCCGTTAATGCTGCCATGTTATCTTTTCTTTTTTAATGCTTTTTTTAAATCGGTTCTTAATATTCTTTGATTTTTCCATATTGATGGAAAGAAAAACGGATGAGGCTTTGTTCCTTTTTCAAAAACACTATTTACATATGCTCCAACTTGATCATCGGGTATATTCTTCTTTAAGAAATACTCCGTTAATCTATCAGCAGCATTTCCACCTTCACCTTTCATTCCCTTAAACTGAGATGCATATTTACTCAATCTAGCCGGAACTCTTGCTCTACCCTTTGTTCCAAACTCAACAAATGCTCCTTGAATAGCATCAACTTTAAGCAACCAAATACCTTTTATCTTTTTTTGTATCTTTTTTCTTATTCTTAGGCTATTTTTTAATTGCCCCGAATCAATAGAATTATTTGATGCTATCCTACTTTCAGCAGTTTTCTTACTGTTTTCTACAAACTTATCTACAGATTTATATATAGCATTATTCTTAGCAATAAATGATCTATCTATTTTAGCACTAACAGTATTTAAATTATGAGTTAGTTTAAATTTCATTATTCTATAACGTTACAAACTAATTCAACAATTCTTTGATAACTTTCTTGTGCAGATACAGACACAATACTATAATCCTTATTTCTCCAAGTAATAAAATTAGATTTACTTAATAATGGATCGGGTTGTGCGTTTCTTATTCTAAAAACCCATACTCCTTCCAATATGTTTTGATTACCGGTTAAGTCTTGTATATCAGTACGTCTTTGGTATATATCTGCCCAAGTTTCCAATACATCTGTAGTTGCATCTAAAGATCGTTGTCCGGTACTGCTTGTAGTATAAGTTCTAGATTTAATTATTATTCTTTCCCTCATATAACAATAGGTTTGTACGGAGACATTAATTGAATTGTCTCTGTAGGTGGTGCAGTTGGTACATCCTTATCAAAGAAACTTCGATTATTATCGTACATAACCTTAATGTAGGCTAGGGTTGCTAGTTTTATTTCACTTGGAACGGTAGAACCATCTGAATTATAAGATACGTTTACAGTTTCATATGATTTGTTAAAATCTAAAACTAAACTTCTTGTCCTACTATCAACTAATCCATGTGAGGTAAAATCAGTATTTTCAACAAAAGTACCGCTACCGTCAGAATCGTGAGTATTATAAGTAACGCTAGTAATGCTACTAGCCGGACAAAACAATAAATCAATATATTTTTCGTTTGCATCATATTGAATAAGTATATCTCTATTTTTCAATGTCTGCTTAAACTGTCTTTCTATATATGAGGCTGCTGCTTGAAACATATCACCGATAAGAGTATCATCAGTAGAGTTGTCTACTTTTAAGTAATTCTTTATCTCAGTTAATGATAGGTAATCAAAAGTTGCCCCTTCACCACTAGCATCGGTAATAGTGTAATTAATCATTATCTAATTCTTCAAGTAAACGAGACACTTTCCATCTCTTGTCAGCTTCTTTATCAAACTTATCTAAATATTTTTCTCTTAATACATCAATGTCTTCTTCTTTTGTTTCAACCTCTACTTTTAATTCTTTGGTTTTAACTTTTGATGTTTTTTCTTCTTTATGAGCAAAATCGTAAGTTTCGTAAATTGCTTGTTTTGTTTGTACTAAATGCATTTGATCTGATTTTGAAGAAACAGATAAAATATCACCTACGTTGAATTGTCTACCTTCATGCATAAATCCAACTACTACTTTCATGTTTGCCATATTACTTTGTTTTTAAAAGATGTTCTAAAATTTTATTATTTAAATTTTCTATACTTCCTAATCTATGCCCTATTTCATTTCTAAATTGCTGATCAGATGTACTATTAACTTTTACCTCACTTTCAACTTCAATAACCTTTTTTTCAAGATTATCTAATCTTTGATCATTCTTCTTAAGATGAGCGTTTTGCTTCTTGTCAATCATTTTATGTCCCAAAACGGCAGAACCGCTACCCGTTGCTCCTATTCCTAATAATGTCATTAGTTCTGTCCAATGTGCATTTAGCCATTCGTTCATTATTATTGCTTGATAATATCTTGCGCCTCATCTAAAGATATAGTGCCTTTTATTGCCATGTATATTACACCTACCGCTACAACAAGCCTAATTACTTGCTTAACGAATCTAGGTGTTAATTTAAACTTCCCTTGTCCTCCTTCCGGACTTTTTACTTGTTCTATAACTTCTCCCGCTAATGGGATAGTTGATTCAATAATATTTAATAGTACTTTAAACATATCTTTTTTTAAACAAAGATAAATAAAAAAAGCCACCCATTTTTGAGTAGCCTTTTAACATAAACAATAAAATAAAATTAAAAATAATCTTTATTCTGAATTACAGATGTCATTCTAATTGGAACATCATATCCAAAAACTTTATTTACCTTTTGTATATCGCTAAGAAATATTTTTTCTCTATTTAAATATTTATCAAACACTTCATTTGCGTTGTTTAAATCTTTTTTTAATTCAAGAACATCTTCTCTTAGTCTATAATATTCTTTATTGTTTGTTTCTAAATTCTTTTGCTTTTGTTTCATACCATTTTGCTTTTGCTAAATCTCTTTCAATTGGTTGATCGGGTTTTGCTCCAATTCTCATTCGATATTTAAAAGCAGACATTTCACAATGTTGTATAAATGCATTTTTGCCCCAAATATCTACCATCATTTCAAATGTTTCTTTACTTGATGATTTGTAATGATTAGGATTTACGTAATCGTATTCTTTATCCATTTAACAATTTTAAAAACAAAAAACATAAAAACAAAGAAAAAGGGATGCAAAATGCACCCCCCTTTCAAAACAAACACACATAAGTGGTTTATGCGTTCATACTTGCAATTGCAGTTGAGAATGCTCCCCAAACAAAAGCATTTGGGTTGTGAATTGGTAATCCAATTCTTTCAGTAGCCTTAACTGTAACCAAATCCTTAACAAAGTTGTCAGAATGTGATTCAGAGAAAGATATTTCCATATCCTCTCTAATTGCTAGTGTAGCTCCTAAACCGAAATCACCTACAATAAACTTATCAGCAGTTACGGCAGTTGATGGGAATATAGGTACACCTAGTACAGTTAATACACCGTTAACAAAAACTACATAGTTAGCGTTAGCATCTTTATGCAAGAACATTTTGTTGTAATCAGTTGGATTAACCATAATTGCGGTAGGAGAATACTCAGCAAGTTGTGCTTGATTCTTGGCAGCAATTAATACATCAAACTCATTAGTGTATGCAGATGCATCAGCACCAAAGAACTGATAAAAAGATGCACCCGAAGAAACGTCAAATTGCG